GCGCACAGGGGCCGACAGCGGCGCCCGGCTGTCGATCGCCGCCACCGGCGCTGTGGCCGTCGCCAGGGCCAGGCCTGCGCCCACGGCACGCATCCGGTCGCCAAGCGCCATGACGGCCTGCACAGGCGCGCCCTGGCCGCGCTGCAGGCCCACCGTGAGGCCCTGCATGGTGTAGTCGCCCAGCTGGGCGAACACGCGCGAGGGGCTGTGGATACCCAGCAGGCCCTTGAAGCGATCGACCACGCCGGTGCCGACGCTGGCGATCGCATCGCCGGCCGCGCCGAGCTTGGAACGGATGCCCTGGACAAGGCCGCTGATCATGTCGGCGCCAGCCTGCAGCATCCGGGCCGGCCAGTTGGCCAGCTGCAGATTGATGCCTGCCCACAGCTGCAGCAGCCCCTGGCGGATGCGATCGCCGTTGCCGGTGAACACGCCCACGATCAGCGACCACGTGCCCTGGACGGTTTGCCATACGCCGCCGAGGATCTGCTTGACTACCGGCAGCACGAACACAAACGCCTGCACCAGCCAGCCGATCGCCTTGACCGCCAGCTGCAGCTGGGTGACCAGCACTGCCCCCAGGATCTGCCCGTAGCCGCGACCGGCCTGCGTTGCACCCTGCAACTGCGCGGTGGTGGCCTCGAAGGGCGTCAGCAGCTGCTTGACCCATGCCCAGGCCTGACCCATCGCTGCGGCCACGGTGTCCCACACCGGCGCCAGTGGCGCGAGCGCGGCCTTCAGCTCGGCGAGGACCGGCGCGGCGACATCGACGATGCCTTGCCAGACGCCAACGGCGAAGGCCTTGATCGGCCCCCAGTACTTCCACACCAGCAGCGCCACGGCAGCGACGGCCGCGCCGATGGCCAGCACCGGCAGGCTGACGCCGCCGAGCAGTGGCAGCAGCAGGCGGGCGCCATTGGCGAGCATCGGCAGCACTCGGCCGCCGAACGCCAGCCCCTGCCGCAGCAGCGCACCAAAGCCGCCACCGCCCGATAGCAGCGCGACGGCGCCGTGGATCTGCGAGAACGCTATCGCGGCGACACCACCGGCGACCAGCAGCCCGCCCAGGATGGTGAGCAACGCCGCGCCTCCGATGACGACCTTGGCGATCGCACCCACCAGCGCAGGATTGGCGCGGATCCAGGTTGTGACCTGGCCAACCACGGCAGCGGTGCGCTCGGTCAGTTCCTTGAACTGCGGCAGCAGGGTCTGGCCGATCGATTGCGACACCACCACAGCGGTGTTCTTCAGCAGCTGCAGCGAGTTGGCCGAGGTGGCCACTCGCGATGCGTACTCAGCCGACATCGAGCCGCCGTAGCGTTGCGCATCGGCGACCTTGGCGAAGTTGCCCTGCAGCAGCTCCAGATTGGTCAGCAGCGGCGCGATCGCACCGATCGACTCGCGGCCGAACAGCTGCGTCATGGTCGCGGCCTGCTCGGCCTTGGGCAGTGCGCGCAGCTTCTGCAGCACTGACATGATGGCCCCGCCGGCATCCTTCTGCATGACCTGGGCCATGGCCGTGGCCTTGATGCCCAGCTTGTCAAAGGCCTCGCGCTGGCTCTTGGTGGCCGACTCGCCCGAGGCCAGGGTGAGCAGCATGTTCTTGATGCCGGTGGCCGAGACCTCCGACTCGATACCCATGCCGGCGACGGTGGCGCCCAGCGCAGCCAGCGGTCCGCTCTGCAGACCGGCGACCTCGCCCAGGGCGCCAATGCGGTTCACCACTGCGCTGATCTTGTTGACGCTGGCCGGGCCGGTGTTGCCGAGATAGTTGATCTTGTCGGCCAGCACGACGACCTCATCCTGGCCCATCCGGAAAGCGGTGCGCCAGGTGGCCATGGTCTGGCCGGCTTCCTCGGCGCTGCTGTCGAATGCCACGCCCATCTTGGCCGCGTCCTCGGCGAAGCGAACCAGTTCCTGGCGCGGGATAGCGGCCTGGCCGGCGGCTGCCACGATCTTGGCAATCTCGGCCGGCAGCATGGGCAGTCGCATCGAGAGGTTCTCGACATCGCGACCCATCTGCAGGAACTGCTGCGGCGTTTTGAAGTCCACGACCTTGCGCACGTCGGCCATGGCCGACTCAAACTCCATCGCATCGCTGATCGGCAGCACCGAGGCGCGCAAGGCGCGCTGGCCGGCGAAGGCCATGCCGGCGCCGTAGGCGCTCGCCTGCAGGCCAGCGCTTTGGATCCGGGCGCTGCGGCGCTGGGCAGCGTCAATTGCCACCAGGCGCTGCTGCTGGGCGCGCATGGCGGTGGTGGTGCTCTCGATCTCGCCGCGCAAACGGCGCTCATGCGTGACCAGCTCGCGGGTGCTGATTCCGGCCGTCTCCAGGCGACCACGCAGGCGCTGCAGGCCGGCCTCCTGCGCACCGTGTGCGGTCTTGAGTTCCCGTGCGGTGCGCACGGCACGCTCGAACTCGGCATTCATGGCAGCGGTGGGCGTGCTGGTGGCCTTGATCTGTTGGGCAAGCGTGCGTACCGATTGCCGCTGCGCATCGAGCGCGGCCTTGGCGCGCTGTGCCAGCGCGACCTGCTCGCGATAGGCGCCGATGTCGCGGTGCTGGCTGTTGAGTTGGCGCAGCGCGTCGCGCTGGTTGCGCAGTGCGGTGGCGACGCCGCGGCTACCGCTCAGCACGCGCCGGAACGGACCGGTGGCGCGGTCGACGGCGGCCAGGATGACCTGCAGGCGCAGATTGTCGGAGGCCGCCATTTAGGCGGCCTCGTGGTTCGGGTAGGGCATCATTCGGCTCCGCTTCGCAGGCGGGCACGCTCGCGCCACGCCGTGAGTTCGTGCAGCGACCAGCCGTCCATCTCAGACGGAGGCCAGTGGAAGATGGCCGCGATGTCGGCCATCGCATCCTCTACGCAGTCGGGAAGTCCGCTTCCCTCTGTGCCTTCGGCAAGAAAAAAACCTGTACCTCCTGACCTACCGCCAGCAGGTCCGCCGGATCCATCGCATTGACGTCGGCGGTGGTCAGCGTGGGCGAAGAGATTCGCGGCAGCAGCGTCGCCAGCGCGGTGACATCCAGCTGCAGCACGTCGGTGAGCTTGAGGCCGCGCAGCTCACCCGCACCAGGCTTGCGCACCTTGAGGTCGGTGATGGTCTGTTCGCCGCGCGTGATCGGCTGGTCGAGGGAAATGGCTGGGGAAAAGGTCGGGGTCATCGGAAGGTCTCAGGGCGAAGGCCTGGCGGCGCCAGGCCGGAAGGGTCAGGCGCCAATGGCGCGGCGTTGGGCGGCGAGCAGATCCACGCCGTTGACGATCTCGGTCATGTTCACGAAATCGATCTCGATCACAGTGGCGCCGTTGATGCTCAGCTTGTAATAGCTGGCCGAGGTCTTGACCGAAAACTCGGTGTCATCGCCGGACTTGCCGGTGCCTGGATCAATCTCGCTGTGACGGCCGCGCACGACCACTTCCACCGCATCCACCTCGGTGGCGTCGTCGCGCTGGTAGGCGCCGGCAAAGCGCAGCTGCACGGCGTTGTGAGTGGTGGCGCCGTACTGATTGAGCACACCACGCATCAGGCCGCCGCACTTCCATTCGAGCTCGATCTTCTCCTGCCCGAAGTCGATATCGACCGGGCCATTCATGCCGCCGCCGCGGTATTCCTCCATCTTGCGGGACAGCGTGGGCAGCTTCACTTCGACCACTTGGCCGAGATAGCTCTCACCGTCGTTGAACAGGTTGAGCGCCTTGAGTTTCTTGGGCAACGCCATGGGGTTCTCCGGGAATCAGATCGGGTGCGTTACGCGTTGACGCGTTCGGCGAAGTCGGCCAGGTAGCTGGTGGTGATCTTCTGGTACAGCTGCAGGTTCTCCAGCGGCGGCACGGGCGTGTAGTCGTAGTCGATGCGCAGCGCGCCATCGGCTAGTGTGGTGGCGCTGTTGACCGAGCCGTCGTACCAGGCGTTGGCATCGATCAAATAGCCGGACGACTTCAGGTCGCGGAACTTGGCGTTGATCGTTTCCAGCAGGTCTTTGACCAGCGAGGGATGCATCGGCTTGTCGACGTAGAACGCCACGCCCTCGGCGATGGTGTCGGCCAGGATTTGCGCGGTTCGCGTGGCCGTCTCGAACGCGAACATGCTGTCCTCGGCGCACGTGCGCGATCCCCAGAAGCGTTGCCCGTTGAAGGTCACCAACGTGGTGATGTCGCCTTCGTTGAGCACGCCGGCATCGGTGGCGGGATCCTGCAGATCCCAATGCACATCTTTCGAGATGCCGGTGACGCCAGCCACTGGCACGTTGGACAGGCTCTTGTGCCAGCCCTGCTCGGTGTCGATCTTGGCGCGTAGGCCGAGCGCACGTGCGGTGGCATACGCCGCCTTCGTGGTGCTGGTGGCGGTATCGAAGGCCAGGAAGTCCGGCCAGATCATAATCAGCTCGCGATCGCCGAACTGGCCGCGATACGTGACCGCCTCGGCCACGGTATCGGCGACGGGGCGCACATACGCCATTGCGCGCAGCTTCCTGGCGACAGTCGCTAGCGCCTTGGCCACCTCCAGCGTGTCCAGACCCGGGGCGCCCAGGATGCGTGGGCGCACGCCCAGCTGTGCCTGCGCGGAGAGCAAGGCATACAGGCCGGTGTAGCCGCTGGACTTCGGCTCGCCGATCACGTTGGCGGTGGTCTTGGCCGCATCTGCGTCTTCGGCCACACGCACGACGATGGTCACCGGGTTGGTCTGGTCGGCGATGCCCTGCAGCGCGGCGCGCAGCGTACCCTTGATGCCAGCGCTGGCGACAGCACCCAGCACATCGGTGATCAGCACCGCCTTGTTCAGCGGGAAGATTTTCTCATCCGCATCAGAAGCCGTGGCGACCAGGCCGACGACAGCGGTTGAGACGGTGCGGATGGTGCGCGTGCCCGCGCTGACTTCGATGACGCGAACGCCGTGGTGGTAGGCAGTGGACATAGATTCCTCGATCAGGACGAGCGGAAGCGGAGCGGGATGGTCATGCGCGAGCGCGCATTGGCGGGGGCGACGTCAGTGCGTTCGCCTTCGATCGTCAGCACGAAGCTGCCAGGCGCATCACCGATGACCAGGTCGACGCGGGTCAGGCGCAGGCGCGGCTCCCAGCGCATCAACGCGGTGGCCGTGGCGCCGTAGAGCAGCGTGCGGGTGGCGCCGTTGAACGGCTGGTCGATCAGCTCGGGCAGCAGCGAGCCAAAGTCGCGGCGCTGCTCGCGCGTGCCGATGGGCGTGGTGAGGATGCAGGCGATCGACTGAGCCAAGTGCTGCTCGCCCTCGATCACGTGCCCGGTGGTGGCATCGACGCCGATCACTGCGGGCCGCCGCTGAGCGCGCTGCCGGCGGTCACGCCGGTGGTCTTGTGGTTCTTGAGGCTGATCCCGCCGCCGATCACGTCGGTGTCGACGGTGGCCGTGCCGGTGATGCCGGCATCGCCATTGATTTGGGTGGGGCCGTTGACCGTCAGCGGGCCGTTGAGGGTGATGCCGCCATCGGCGGTGATGGTTGCAGTGCCGCCGCTGGGCAGTGTCGCCTGCAGCGCATGCGCCTCGGTGTCGTAGTGAATCTGCGCGCCATCGGCAAAGCGCAGCACGTGGAGCGTGTCGGATGCGGCAGGCGCGGCGAATTGATCGGAATAGAGGCCGCGTAGCACCAGACCATCGGCCAGGTCGCCAGCCGGCGACAGTACCACGACTTGTTCGCCGATTGCCGGCGCCGACCAGATGATGGTGGTGCCGGCCAGGGTGACCACCCAGGGCAGATCGTCGGTCAGCATCTCGCCAACCTGTACGCGGCATCGCGCGGTGGTGAGATTCACCTCGGCCACGGTGCCGAGACGAATGGCGTTACTCAGTGCGGAGGATGCGTTGCCCATGCAGCCATGGTCCGTGGCTGCATGTTGTGGCGCACTTGCATTGATGCGTATAACGGTTGGCTACACGGAGCGCAGTCGGGTGTATCCAATCGAGCGAAGATGACGTCCGGCGCTATACGAACCAGTATGCGCTGGACCAAGCGTCAGGCGAAGCCAACTGCTTCAGCGACGAGCGAAATGGCAGTGGTAGAGACATAGCCAGTGGCATTGTTGCGGATCCGAATCGTCAGCTTGCCTTCCCCATAGCACTCGTTGCCCGATCCCGAGAGCGCTGTGGATGTGATGCTGCAGCCATAGTCGCCGGTCATCGGCGAATAATTCGCAGCCGAGTTGGACGATGTCCCGTTGCGATTGCCGCGCAGCCATGAAACGGAAAAATCCAGCTGCACAGAATAGTTACTCGCCGGCTGACCGTTGGGCAGCCACGTTCCGGAAGTTGGCGAGCCGCTCACCCCTTTCCCGGAGAGGCCGAGCGCCCAGGTTCCATTGGCCCGAATCGAGAACGAAACGCTTGCCGTCTGGCTGCCGCCCTCGGAAGTGGCTGCTTGGCTGCCAGCGTAGTAGTGCACGCCGTTGTTGGAGAGCGAATAGACGGCACTGCCTTTTTTTGCCCATCTGTTGCTGAGATCCGAGCCGGCATTGTCGCGGTAGCCGACGTCCGCCGCCCTGCTGCCAAACGCCAAGGGTGCATACCGCCGATGCAGATCATTGCCATCACTGGAACGATAGCCCGACACGCTGCCAATTTCGCCTTGCACGTAAAGGTCAAAGACGTCGTCGAAGTCGAGTCCTGCGCCCGTGCGGTACCCCGTCGCCATGAACTAGGCGACCGCCGGCGGCTGGGCTGCAGCAGCCTCGTTATGGAGGCGGTCATAGACGGCCTTCAGGTAGACGACGACGCCTGCAGCGCTGACATTTGACAGATCCTGGCCGGTTACAGGATCCGCAAGGCCGGCGGCGAACATGCGCGTCGCGATGGCATCTGAGGTTGTGGTGAGCGGCTCCCGGCCATCCAACATCTTGTTCACAGCGCCATCCAGCAGCAGAAACTCCATGCCCTGGAAGACTACGTTTGCCACGCCGGTCAGCGGGTCGTAGAAGAAATGGGACTCCACGGCGATGCGCTCAACGTCAACGCCTGGCGCAAGTGTGCGGATTCGAGAATTACTCTGCATGGGATCTACCTGTTGGGTCAGTGACTGGAGCGTAGGTCAGCGAGATCCGCCTGCAACTGTCGAACGGCAGTGGATAGTTGCTTGATGGCGTTGAAGGCGACGGGTAGCAGCTGGTCAATGTGCACTGCCGGGACCAGTTCGCCCTGAAAGCTCACGCCATGTGCATCCACTGTCTCGGGCATCACCTCCAGCAGCTGCTCTGCATCGAAAAATAGGCGCACGCGGCCATCCGGGTTGTACTGCTCCTTGTAGCGCCCCAGCAGCGTGGTGACCTGTTCCACCTCGGCCAAGCCGTAGGGCAATGCGCCGATGATGTTTTTCAGCTTGCGGGAAGAGCCGAAGTCAAACCCGCCAACGGCTGAAAGCGCGCCAGAAGTAGTCAGCCCCATGCGCTGCTGCAATGCGCCGTTGTAGGTCGCCATGCCGATACGAAGGTGACCGTTTTCGCTCCAAAAGCCGATGTTGTAGGCGCCGTCGATCAGTCCGAAGCCGCCACCGAAGCTGCCGGAGCTCAGATGGGCAAAGCTGTTGACTCCGTTGCCTGGACTGCTCACGGTCGCCTTCAGTAGTAGGCTTCCTGCGGTGTTCAGTACGGCCTCTGCCGCGCCGTTGAAAGCGCCGTTGGGTCGAAGATAGATACTTGTGCCACCCTCAGCCCCGAGGACGGTGACGTTGCTCTTGCTGATGAAATAGCCCGATGCGGAGCCAAAGCTATCGGCGTGCACGGACCCTCCGAACGAGCCTGCACCTGTGACGGCGAGCTGCGTGGTTTCGAGGTGGAGCGCGTTGGCGCCGGTCCGGATGCGACCTGCGACCCAGGAATTGTTCGCCGTGTTGACGAAATCCATGACAGGCGTGCCGTTGCCATAGTCACGCATGAGCACCCGGCCGGCGGTGGAGACGATCGCGTCGAATGCGCCTTGTGCACCGCCGCTCAGATTGATCCCCAAGCGCGGCACCGTGAGCTGCCCCGTCATGGCGTCGCCACTCTTCAGCACGTAATTGGCGTGCGAATGCTCGGCGGGGGTGAAGGTTTGCGGCTTGTTGCCGACCTGGTCCCACGACGGCCACTGGCTCGCGGTGGCGGGGATGCCGGTCAAGTTTTCCCACGCCCGGTAGTAGGCGCCATGCTGCCCGTCGAGCTTGTCGGCATCCAAGTTGTTGCCGGCACCTTCGTCCTTCAGGGCTGCGCCCTTCAGTTCGAGTGCGGTGCGCAGCAGCGCAGCGCTTGTCAGGCCGAGCAGTCCTCGAATGAACGCGGATGGAGCGCCGGCGCCCAGCCGAGCGTCCAAGATCTTCTTCGACAGCCATGCGGTGATGACACGGATTTTGTCGGTACCCTCAGCGGCTTCTTCTTCAGTCGCTAGCTCAACGATCCCAGCGACCTCAGTCGTGGCGGCCGGATCGGTGAAGTTGGTGCCGCCGAATGTGATTTGCTGTACGTCGATGTCAGCAAATACTGCATCGAGAGCGAGCAGCATCATGGCCGCGGCGGCCTTGCCCAGTAGAAGCGTCGGCTGGCTATAGACGGCGAACAGTGTGCCGTTTGACAGGTACAGGCCGAACCCGTAGCAGTCATAGACGGCATCGGACTCATCGCGGATGGACACGTGGATGGTGTCGTCGGCGGTAATGGTTCCGCCGACTGCAGCAACCCGTTTGATTTCGCCGGGTAGCGTGGTCAGGGCGGCCGAGGCGCTAAATGGCGCGTTCGCGATGCCAACATGGCTGATCAGCACCGGATTGGTACCGGTGTTGGGCGCATTGACCAGCGCGGCGCGGCCGGCGGTGGTGACTTGGAGCTTGAGACCGGGCATGTCGGTGTCCAGTTACTGGGCGTCCATCAGCAACCGTCGATAGACGGCTGGCCTCGCAACGGCGAGTACGCCGACGCGGGCTTCTGCTTGGAATCCCTGGGTGAAAGTGAAGTGGGAACGGACAGGCTTGGTGCGCTCGACTTCGGCAATGACCTCATTGACGAAGCGAGAGGTGGCGGTTTGGCCGTCGGTGCCGGTCAGCGTGAGCGTGAGCTCGAAGGTATGCGGCCGGCCGCGCGGCTCGGTTTGCCACCACTCGCGGATGGCCACCGCGCCGCCGAACGACTCGACGACCATCCGGACGCTGTTGGCCGTGCCCTTGCGCCGCTGGATCCCCATGGCGCTGCGCAGGCGAGAGCGTTTAATCGCATCGCTCCAGTCGGCCTTCCAGTCGTCCACCGATAGCGTCCATGCCAGCCACGGCAGGTGGCCGGCCGGGCACGTGTCCGGATTCCACAGATCCGGGTACGGCAGTGGGATCGCTTCCAGGCGATCAGTGACGGCGGCCAGGGCGCGCTCCATCGGAGTGGCATTGGGCGGCAGCGGGGAGTTACTCATCGATGCCGGCGTGCACGATGTCGATCGCGGTGCAGTAGGCGGCCTGCGTGCGACTGATCCTGATGTCGACTGCAGGCGATTCCAGCTCAACGCGCTGCACGCCGTCAGCAAATAGCTTGGCCTTGATGGCCGACTCGGGCACGTCGCGACCGATGCGGTGTGCCTCATCCAGATACGCCTGCAGGCTGCGCAGCGCTTCGCGCATGACCACCGCCGAGTCGGGGCCGGCGTAGGTGTAGACGCGCCCACGAATGGCATACGGGACGATCTGGGCGCTCTGGACAGCTACCTCGTCGGTCAACGGGCGCACGTCGGCATCGGTGAGGACGGCGGCCACTTCGTCGAGCAGCTTCTGCGGCGCCGTGCCATCGCCAGTGCGCGATTGCACAGTGACCAACACTTGACCAGGCGCAGGGCTGATCGCGCTGGCGTCCATGACATCCGCGGATGCGCTGAGTGCGTGGTAGATGTAGGCACCCTCGGGGCCGGCCACACTGAAGCCCTCGGGCGCCAGCTGGATGCGGCGTCGGAAGTCCACGTCCGACTCACGGGTCGGTGCAATGCCGTTCTCCGGCCGCCCTGGATCGAGCACCAGGCGCGCGACGCCAAACAAGGCGCCCAAGTGATCGAGGTTGTTGCCGGTGGCGAAGGCCAGCATCGTCTGTTGCGCCTTATCGTTGGCGCGCTGGCGGAGCAGTAGCTCGCGGGCTGCGAATAGCTGCAGGATCTTGTAGACCGGATCGGCTTCCGTGAGCGCGGAGAACTCTGGCAGCAGCTTGCGAAATTGGGTTAGCGCTTCCTCGAATATCGCTTCGAAGCTCAGTACCTCAATTAGATCTGGAGCTTGAAGTTTAGACAGGTCCACTGCAGTGAAAGAAGCCATGATGGCACCGATAGGAAACCCTTGTAGATTTCCCTGTCGATGCCTATAGGCCAACACATATGTCCTGTAGAGCGACGCGCTACAGGTTCTGCAGCACACATCGAGTCCGCTAGTCATGGGCCGATTTGATGCGGGTTCACGGAATAGGTGTATTTGACAGAATTCATCGTATATGACGATTTTCAGAGCTAATACATGCCGCCGTCCAGTTGTATTTACTTGATCTAGGTTGATCTTGTTCGCCCATGCAGTTTTTAAATATAAAAAACACAATGTGCTTAACCGAAAATCTCAAACACTTTATTGAAAACCTATTGAGGGTTGACGCTTCGCATATGTCAAATGGTTTTCGCTGGCAGCAATGCTTTCCAATTCTGGGTCAGGCATGCTTTAAATTCTTTTATACGGACTTGATCGATGAAAAACATATTTAGGTCACTTGGTCTCAAGTCAAGCAGAAGCAGTGCTCCGGAGCCAAGCTATCAAGCGCCATCATCTTCTGATAACTCTCCGCAATCATCGCCGGACCGGTCATCACCTGCTAGGCCTACGACCTTTTCAGGGTTGGCGAGTCGCCCGCGTCGTAAAGCTGAGTTACTAGCTAGCGAATTGCAGAAAGCGCAATCCTCCAGCGCCAATAATTCAAGCCTGCAGCAATATGCTAGGAATACATTGAATAACCTGGAGAATGGGATCCAGCCAACTCCTGGCGACACTATGATTGACATCGAAAATTTGCATGAGGTGGTTGCATCTTATCGCTACGAAGATTTAAATCTGCGCGCATTTAATTCTATAGAAAATTTCATCGATTCCCTTGAGGCCGGACGTAGTTCGCAAAGTCGGCAACGCGCTATCGTGCGCGATTACCCTAACGTCCACCACTTCGCAGTTGATGTTAAACATCATGAGAATGGGGCATCTACATTGATTGTTCTTGAGTCTGCATCAGCCGGGAACGAGATAGCCTTGCCAGGATATACAAAACTCGCATCCATGCTCCGGTCAAAGTTTGGCGGCAGTGCACGCATGGTGGTGATTGAGGCGGAGGCACAAAAATCCTTGAATGACTGTGTGATTTTTGCATTGGATTTTGCTTTGGCAGCATATCAGAAGCGTAATAGCGTATTCGAGGGGTGGCATGACAATTTGGCGAGTCACGGATCAATTGCCGACCAAGGCGAAAGACATAGAAAATATGGTCCGTTTGACTCCGGGCTATTTCGTAATCACGGGGTGTTTTTGATTAAGGGGTGGGGTGTGCTTCCACCTATATTTTACAAGCACTGTCAGTCTCGTGAAGTTCTTCAAGGAGTCGAGAAGAGACAGCCTGGGAGCTTGGATACAAATGTTAGTACGGGAGGAAATAGAGAGCAGGATGAGTCGCTTTCTGAGCGGATGGAAGCTTTTACAGACAGTCGTGGTTACCGGCCGAGAAATATTTCAATAGAAACCTCTCGCGCCACAAAAATTCGTCATGCGTTGAGTCGTAGCTAATAATCCCTTAAGTGACTAGACGATTAATTAGCATGTCACGAATAAGTGCATAATCACCCTCCGCCAGCCCTAGTAAGGTGCGTTTCTCATAGCTAACTTTAGGCCCGTCTGGCCGGATTTTCTCGGCCAGACCTTCTTGATGGACGCGTGCAATCCGCGAAACGCGCCCCAAGAAACCAACGCTCACCACGTTGGGACTGGCGCTGATCTTGAAGTGCTTCGCCTGCCGCAGCTTGACGAACATTTTCGCGCGTTTGACGCGCCCTGATTTCTGCCGCAGCTGCTGCTTGCGCGGGGCGTACTGCGAACCGTCAGGCGCCTGCTGTTTACCGATGCGCTGGCTTTGCGAACGCCGCAGTTCCGTTCCGATCTTGCGTGCCAGCGTGCGGCGTTCGCCCGGCTGCAGGCGGGCCAGCAACGGCGCGGCCCAGTTCTCCAGTGCGTTCAGCTCATCCATGTGGGATCGATCACCGGCTCGGGCGCATGGGTCATGTCGTAGCCGCCTCCATCCTTCGCTGTCACCACGACGCGCTCGGTCAGCGGCAACTTGATCGACAGATCCACGGCATCGTTGGCGAGGATGTCAGCCTCGAAAGCGATCTCGCCGCGTCGCGCGGGATTGGACAGCAGCTCAGACTGGTTGACCTGCACCCATTCCAGCAGCGGCAGCATCACGCTGTCGGGATGCCCGGCATAGTCGGTCAAGATCAGGTTGAGCGTGTATTGGTATTCGAACGACAGCCCCGGTTGGACTGTGCTGACCAGGCTGCCAGCGTCGATAAATACCAGCAGCCGGTCGGCGTCGCGTGCCAGATCCGGCAATGCCGCGACCAGATGCGCGCGCAGGCTGGCTGGCTTGATCATGGCGTCGGCTCCGGTGCGTGCAGGTCGATCCAGTCCTGCAGCGCGCTCAGCTGCGCGGCGGTGGCGTGGCAGCTGGTGTAGTTGTCGGCGACGGTGCCGGCGATGGCAGAGAGCGTAATACCGGCGGCCGGCGCATCAGGATCTCCGGCGGGCGGCCCGGCAGGGTTGCCCGTGGCGGCGGCGTCGTGCAGCCGCACAAAGCCAGCAGGGATAGCGCAAGCAGCGTCGGCTTTCTGGGTGACATAGATCGGGATCTCGCGGGTGATGGTGGCGCCGGCTTCGCGCACGATCTGCACGCGGTCGACGTACTGCGTCACGACGGTGGTGGAACCTCTAGCGCTGTCGCGTTCCGCTTCGGCCTGGCGCTTGGCCTGCAGCGCTGCATCGCGGTCTTGCTGCGCTGCACTGACGCGTTGCTCCTGCCACACGCAGCCGCCGACGAGCACTGCAATCAGCGCCAGCAGGATGATCAGGCGCGTAACCATCAGGGCACGCCGAGGATCTGCAGGGCGCGCTGCGTGCGCGTGACGCGATCGCTGTGGCCTTCGGGCAAGCGCTTGGCGCGCACGTTGCCCAGGTTGATCTTGCGGCCAAGGCCCAGCACGTCGCCCGTATCGGCCAGCCCGTTGAGGCCGTTGTCGTGCCAGTACGCCGCCGCACCCAGGGCACTCGGCTCGACCTGCAGCAGCAGATCCGGCTGATCTTCCACCGGCAGGCCGATCAGCTCACCGATGCGGCGATAGTTGCCCCGGAAGGTGTGCTGCATCGGTCCACGGCCCCGGTAGCGGTGCCCGTCGCCACTGGCGGCGTTGCCGTTGCCCAGGCGGTCGGCGTAGACGAAGTTGGCCAGCCCGACCGGATTGCGCAGGAATTGCGGCGCCTGCGCCGGGGTGATGCGTGCGCCGAACACTTCCAGCAGCCGGGCGCTGGTGGTGTAGGTCAGCCCTTCCTCCATGCGCGACAGGCTCAGGCTTTCGTGGCCGACCTGGCCGAGCCAGTGCGCGGCGCGGCGCTTGGTGGTGATGCCGAAGCGGTTGGCGGCGGCAAGCAGCGGGTTGTGCCAGCGCTGGGCGCGTTGCGGCGAGCACTGCATGATCGAGGCGAGCTGGGTATCGGTGAACATCAATCGACCTTCAGGATGCGCGCCACATTGCCCTGGGCGCGGTAGGTGAGCACCGCCAGCACGATCAACGTGCCCAGGTGCCAGAGACTGACTTGCGAGCCGGCGCCGGCCAGCAGGATGTGCAGTGCCTGCCCGCCAGTGCTGGCGATCAGTAACCACGCGCACCAGCACGCGCCGCGCCGATGGCGCGCATCGACCGGGCGGTGGTAGGTAAGCAGGCGGACGCAGATGGCGAGCGAGGCCATCAACGTCAGGACGGTGACCAGGCTATGCACTGGGCGGACCTCCACGACGTAGGAAGGAAAAGTCAAAGGACTTGCTCTTTTCGATCAGGCCCAGCGTCACCGTGATGGCGCACGCCGCGCTGGCGAAGGCGGCCACGCCACTGGACTTGATCGGCAACCAGCGCAGGATCTCCGGCGCCAGCTGGTAACCGGCGATCACGCTCACCGGGAAATAGATCAGCCGCGCCAGCAGCGGTTGCTTGGCGGCAGACACGACAAACAGCGCGCCGCCAGCAAACGCGCCGATCAGCGCATCGCCGTCGATGCCAGGCAGCACGGAGGCAAGGCCCACACCGGTGGCGATCAAAAAGCCGCTCGATACGGAAGTGGGTTCGGTCATCAGATCAGTCCCATAGCTGCACAAGCGGCGTCATTGCCGCTGTGGTGGTGGTTACCTCGGGCAACTCCACTGGCGTGCCATGCGGCAGCACGGCGCCCAGTTCGGCCAGGCCGGGATTGAGGAGATAGGTGCGCTCGACGAGGCCGGTCGTGCTGCCCAGGTGGCGCCAGCACAGCAGGTCGACGGTGTCGCCTTGCATGGCGTGCACGCGCATCAGATGAGCTCCACCGTGCTGCGCGGCAGGTTCTGCAGATCGCGCACGGCCCAGCGTTGGTCGCGGCGCAACTCGGTGATGCTCGGTGACAAGTCATCGGCGCGCTGGTTGGCGCTGTCGGTCGCGTCGAAGCTGCGATAACGCTCAGCCACCTCGACGGCGGTGGCACAGGCCACCGCACGCAGGTACAGCTGCAGGCGGCGCGAGATGCCATCCACTGTGGTGCTGGGCACATCGGCCAGCGATGCGTAGCCGGCGGTCTGCTGCGTCTGCGCCCAGGTCTGGAGCTCATCGTTGACCGCCAACATGGCGGCGACGATGGCCTGGCGCAGGCGCGCATCGGTGACGGTGCCATCCAGGCGCATGCTTGCCCGCACACTCGCCGGTGCGATCGCCGGCCAGAACGGCGCGTTGGCGATCGCATCGGGCGTGGCGCTGGTGGTGCCGGTGGCAGTGAATCCGCTCATGGATGGCTCGGAAGAGATCGCCGGTGGTCGGGGCGTCACCGCAGCGATGAAGTGCTGTGGATCAGCCCCGAGCCGGCGAGGGTTGCAGGGACGCTCGGTTATGCGCTGGTGCCCGCAGGCTCAGCGCTGAACTTCTTCAGGAGGCGCTCGGCGCGCTCCAGATCCTTCTTGCCGCCGCAGCTGCCGTGCAGTGCGATGGCGCGCTGCAGGTCGGCCACAGCGGCAGCGGCGATCGGCTGCGCCTGGTCGGCGGGCGTTTCGTCGGTGATGCCCGCCAGCGATGCGCGGGCCAGCGCCAGGTGCAGCTTGGCGCGCACCTCGTCGGGCATGTCCTGCTCGGCGGTCAGCGTGGCGGTGTCGGCCAGGACGGCCGCATCGAACGGCTGGCCTGTCTTCTGCGCCAACAACGCGGCTTCGGCAATTTCCTCGGCCAGCACGCAGCCCACCGTGCGGGTGAAGCGGTCCGGCATCTGCAGCTGGTGCTTGAGCACATAGGCGCCCAGCTCCAGCGCGCCGGCATAGTCGCCGGCATCAATGCGCCACACCATGCACGTGGTAACGATCTCGTCCTGCGCGCCCTGACCGCCGGCAAGCACGCCGGCCAGGTACGGCACATAGGCGGGCAACAGCTGCACCTTCAGCGCGGCCTTGCCCTGGTCGGACTGGATCTGCTTCAGGCGCAGGCGATCGCTCTGCAGCTGCGCCATGTGCTGCTCGTAGGCGGTGGCACCGGCCATGAGCTGGTGCGGAGCACGCTGCGCCGCTTCCAGCTCGGCCAGCACGCGGCTGTGGTGACGCTTGGCGGGACTGTCGGCCATGGCTTAGGCCTCGATCTTGATGTGCTCGACCACGCAGCCCAGGCCGTAGTCCTCGACCACGTAGGCATCGTTGGAGGACTCGTAGTTCTCGATGCGATCGCGTGCGGGCACTTCCTGGATGTAACGACGACGGCCGCCGGTCTGGTAGTAGATCGACAGGTTGGCCAGCGAGGTGACCATCAAGGCGCCGTCCGGCAGGTACGGCACCTCGGCCACCTGCAGGCCGCCGACGCGGCGCTGGCTCAGGATCAGGTCGGTGGCGATCTTCTCGCTGGCCGGCTGGTCTTTGTTGACCATCGGGAAATACTTGTCGTGCATCAGGTCGCGGCCGAGCACCACGACCAGGCTCGGATCCTTACGGTGCCACGGATCCAGCAGGTTGCTCACGACGTCGTACACCAGCGCGTCGAGGTTGCGGTAATCGGTAGCGTCCTTATCGGCGCCGATGAGCACCTTGCCTGCCGTCTTGCCGCTTGCGAGCACGCGCTGGGCGGCGTTGGTGCGGTACTGCTGCAACCAACCGATGTTGACGTCTTCCAGCAGCGGAAACGCGGCGCGATCGGTGTCGGCGGCCGCATGCGTGCCGTTGAAACCGATCTGCAGACGGTCCAGCGCCTGGCGCTTGACGATGGCATCGCGCAGGCGTGCCTGGAAGTCCGGGAACTTGGCCCAGGAATCGAGCAGCGCATACGGGATGGCGGTGTCGAAGTCGGTCTTCTTGGCGAGGTACTCGTTCTTGTCGAGTGCGGCGACGTTGCGCGGGGTGCGGGTCTTGCCGGCGCCGGTATCGGTGCGGCTGGCGATGCTGCCGGTGACGCCGATGCCCACCTTCTGGCCGGACAATTCGTCCACCGGGACGATGTTGACCTTGGACAGGAACTCGCTCGATTCCTGCATGCGCGATTCCAGCTTCTGCTGCACGGTCGGATCGACAGCGAAGGAGTGGAATGGCGAGGCGACGCCGTTGAGCTTGGCGATCTGCTCGGCGAATTGGTTGAACTGCAGGCGGGTGGCGTTTTGCATGGTGGCTCCGAAGGATGTGGCGCTGCGGCTTTTGTGTGGTGTGGGATCAGCAGTCGGTCAGCACGGCCGCGCCGCCGCCGGTGACCACCGGGCGTGCGGGCTGTGCTGGGTCAGGCTGCTGTGAGAGCGAGGCGCGCAGCTGCGCCAGGTCGTCCGCCAGCTGCGCGTGCTTGGTCGCCTGCTCGATGTGTTCGGCCTGCAGGCGGTCGAAGCGTTCGTCCTGGCCGCGCACGTGCTCGGCAATTTCTTCGATGCCTTCGCCGAGGTCTGCAAACTGCGCGGCGGTGATGCCGGTGGCATCCTCGCTCTTGAGCGCGGTGCGGATCCGGCTGAGCAGACCGGCGACCGGGCCTTCGCTGACTTCGCTGAATTCCAGCGCGGTTTCTTCGGCGACGGTGAACAGGTTGCCCGGTGACTGCTTGCGATCGGCCAGCGGATTAGCATCGGGGTGCTGGCTGGCGAAGCTGAGCATGGAGGTGCCCAGGCTCGCCGGTGAATCGGTCACGGCCAGGCCGACCAGATACGCCTTGCCGGTGTTGGCGAACTTCTCTTGCACCTCGATGCTGGTGTAGAGCTTCTGCTTGGACTTGTTGATGGTGATCAGATCGGCAGTTGGCTCGATCTGTGCAAACAGCGCCAGGCGCTTGCTGCCGTCGATCTCGACCTCTTCGGCCTTCACTGCAGTGACATCGCCATACGCACGGAATGGCGAGTCCGGCAGTAGGCTGCGCATATGCTCGATCCAGATGCGGGCGTTGTAGGTCTCGCGGTTGTAGGTGGCGGCCATGTCGTCGATCCAGCTGCGCTGAATCGTGCGGCCATCGGTGGTGGCGCCTTCGACGGCCACGCGGAACCAGTTGGAACGGAACTTCTTGGTCTTGCCCGACATGGGTGTCCTCTGCGCTGGATGCGTTTGCGATGACCCATGGTCAAACGCGACGCATAGCGCAGCAACGAAAACACCATGTAAACCAGGCGATTACGCGTTGCTCAACTGTCGGGATTAAGAGGTGTGCTGCACCCTGATCGGCATGCAAAGCGTTGCCACCCAGCTCCCGATGGACACCCGCAGACAGGCCAAATTCCTGTACTGGATGGGCTGGCGCGTGACCGAAATTGCGCAGGCCATCGGCGAGAACGAGAAGACTGTACACAGCTGGAAGTCGCGTGACGAGTGGGATCGCGCAGACAACGTTGAGCGCATCGGTGGCGCGCTCGAAGCGCGCCTGGTCGTGCTGATCATGAAGCCGGAAAAGTCCGGGGGCGACTTCAAGGAAATCGATCTGCTGCACCGGCAGCTGGAGCGCCAGGCGCGCATCCAGCGCTATCAAGGCGGGGGCAATGAGACCGACCTGAATCCGGCTGTTGCCAACCGCAATGCCGCGCCGAAGAAGAAGCCCAAGCGCAACGACTTCACCGAAGAACAGGTCGAGCAGCTAACCACCGCGTTCGTCGACGGCTGCTTCGACTATCAGCGCGATTGGTATCGGGCCGGCAACGAGCGCACCCGCATCATCCTCAAGTCACGCCAGATCGGCGCCACGTTCTACTTCGCCCGCGAGGCGCTGATCGATGCGCTCACCACCGGGCGCAACCAGATCTTCCTCAGTGCGTCCAAGGCGCAGGCGCATCTGTTCCGCGGCTACATGCAGCAGTTTGTGCGCGAGACGATCGACGAGACGCTTTCCGGCGGGGACAGCATCGTCTTTCCCAACGGCGCCGAGCTGTTCTTCCTGGGCACCAATGCGCGCACCGCCCAGGGCTACCACGGCAATTTCTACTTCGACGAGTTCTTCTGGACCTACGGGTTCAACGAGTTGAACAAGGTCGCCAGCGGCATGGCGATGCACAAAAAGTGGCGCAAGACCTACTTCAGCACGCCGTCGAGCATGGCCCACGAGGCCTATACATTCTGGACCGGCGAGCGCCGCAACAAGGGCAAGCCGGCCGCGCAGCGCATCCAGATCGATGTGTCGCATGACGCGCTGGCCGGCGGGCGCCGCTGCCAGGACCGCGCCTGGCGGCAGATCGTAAACATCCTCGACGCCCAGCGCCGTGGCTGTGACCTGTTCGACATCGACGAGCTGCGCGAGGAATACAGCCCGGACGCGTTCGCCAACCTGCTGATGTGCGACTTCGTCGACGACGGCGCCAGCATCTTCCCGCTGGCGATGCTGCAGCCGTGCATGGTCGACAGCTGGGTGGAGTGGGGCCAGGAATACAAACCGTTCGCCGCCCGCCCCTACGGCGATCGCGCCGTGTGGATCGGCTACGACCCAGCTGAAACCGGTGACACTGCTGGCCTGGTCGTGCTGGCGCCACCGCAGCAACCTGGCGGCAAGTTCCGGCTGCTGGAGCGCATCCAGTTCCGGGGCATGGACTTTGCCAAGCAGGCCGCCGAGATCGAGCGCATCACGCGCCGCTATTGGGTGACCTACATCGGCATCGACACCACCGGCATGGGCAGCGGCGTGGCGCAGCTGGTGAAGCAGTTCTTCCCGAATCTGGTCACCTTCAGCTACTCGCCGGAGGTCAAGACGCGCCTGGTGCTCAAGGCGTTCGATGTGATCCACAACGAGCGGCTGGAGTTCGACGCCGGCTGGACCGATGTGGCGCAGTCGTTGATGGCCATCCGCAAGACCATGACGGCCAGCGGCCGGCAATCCACCTTCACCGCCGGCCGCTCGGAAGAGACCGGCCACGCGGATCTGGCGTGGGCACTGTTCCACGCGCTGCAGAACGAACCGCTGGAAGGGCGCACCGCGCGCAATTCCGGCTTCATGGAGATCTCTTGATGTTGACCGACCAGCTGCCCGCGACCGCGCCTGCAGCGCCAGCCGTGCCCGCACGCACCGAGGCGTTCACCTTTGGTGACCCGACGCCGGTGCTCGATGGGCGCGGCGTGCTGGACTATCTGGAGTGCTGGCAGAACGGGCGCTGGTACGAGCCGCCAGTTGCCCTGGATGGCCTGTCCAAGACGACACGCAGCAACCCGTTCCTGCAGTCCGGGCTGATCTTCAAGCGCAACATGCTGGCGCGCACCTTCAAGCCGCACCGGCTGCTGACGCGCGAAGCCTTCGAGCAGCTGTCGCTGGACTGGATCACGCTGGGCAATGGCTACCTTGAGCGGCGCCGCAACCGCATGGGCGGTGCGCTGTCGCTGGCTGCGCCGTTGTCCAAGTACATGCGGCGCGGCATCACCGAGGGCGAGTACTTCCAAGTGCGCACCTGGCACGACGAGCACGTGTTCGAACCGGGCAGCGTCTTCCAGCTGCGCGAAGCCGATGTCGATCAGGAACTCTACGGCCTGCCCGAATGGATGCCGGCGATGCAGTCGGCGCTGCTCAACGAGTCGGCCACGCTGTTCCGCCGCAAGTATTACAACAACGGCTCGCACGCCGGTTTCATCCTGTACCTGACCGACCCCCAGCAGAGCCAGGAAGACGTGGATGCGTTGCGCACCGCCATGAAGGGCGCCAAGGGGCCGGGCAACTTCCGCAACCTCTTCCTGTACTCGCCAGGCGGCAACAAGGACGGTCTGAAGCTGATTCCGGTCAGCGAAGTGGCGGCCAAGGATGAGTTCAGCGGTATCAAGGGCATTACCCGCGACGACATGCTGGCCGCGCTGCGCATCCCGCCGCAGCTCATGGGCATCGTGCCGCAGAACGCTGGCGGCTTCGGGTCCATCCGCGAGGCCGCTGCCGTGTGGGCCGCCAACGAGCTGGAACCGCTGCAGGCGCGCATGCTGAAGATCAACGACTGGGTGGGCGATGAGGTGATCGCCTTCTCCCCCTACGCGCCGCCAGCGGCCGCGTAATCCTTTCCCACTGCAAGACCACGCAATGCTCAAGAACCTCCGTTGTGGCGAATGCGCTCGCCTGCTTTGCAAGGCCGGCGCCTTTGACGAAATCCAGATCAAGTGCCCGCGCTGCGGCACTCTCAATCACCTGAAGGCCGAGAGCCTCACCTCTGATCGCCGCGAGCGAATCCAAGAAGGCTCTCACCATGAAAAACCAGCTCCTGCAGGGCGACGCCCTGACCATCCTGCCCACGCTCGAAGCCAATTCGTTCGACGCGCTGATCACTGACCCGCCTTACGCGAGTGGCGGCCTGACCGCCGCCGCCCGTGCCCGGCCGCCGTCGACGAAGTACTGCCGGGATGGTGGGCATGCCGACTTCGTTGGTGACGAGCGCGACCAGCGCTCTCACCTGAAATGGATGCACTTGTGGCTGTCCGAATGCGCGCGCGTGCTCAAGGACGGCGCGCCGGTGCTGCTGTTCACCGACTGGCGGCAGCTGCCGCTGACCACCGACGCGCTGCAGATCGCCGGCTTCACCTGGCGCGGCATCACCGTCTGGGACAAGACCGAGGGTGTTCGGCCGCAGTTGGGACGCTTCCGGAATCAGGCCGAATACATCGTGTGGGGCAGTAAAGGCAACATGCCGCTGGATCGGCGCGCGCCGGTGTTGCCCGGCGTGATCCGTGAGTCGGTGCGCAAAGCGGACAAGCACCATCTGACCGGCAAGCCTACGGAGCTGATGCGGCGGCTGGTGTCGATCTGTGAAGCAGGTGGCCAGATCCTCGACCCCTTTGCGGGCAGCGGCACGACTCTGGTGGCCGCAAAGCTGGAAGGCTATGGCTGGACCGGCGTTGAGATATCACCGCACTACGCCGAAGTGGTGCGGAACCGTTTTGCTTTACTCTAACTAATACCGGCGACAAGTCCGCCGCCGCCGGCATCACGTAGGTGCTGTCCTATCAAAAGTATGGTGCGGGTTGATCAGCGCTGAGATTTTGTTGCTGAGCTAGCGTTACGCTTCGGTTCTCTAATAGCTGATCACTTAAGCCTGAAGTGCCATGGATGGCCCATACTTCGTCGCATCGATCATCCTCAGCGATTGTCGAGCAGCGCTGTGCGCACCTATAAGTGTTTCGTCCAATACGACAGCCGACAGGAATGTAATGTCATTTGGTTCAGTGGAAGCCTCGGCAAGTTTACGAGCCCAATAAACCCGTGCTCTGGGCGCTTCTGTTGCATTTGTGAGGCCAGATTGCTCAATCGCTGACCATGCTTCGGCAACGGTGCCGAAGCCAGTTGCAACTTCTCGCACCGCCTCTGCTGCAGCGTCGGTTAGAGCTTTAGATGCATCGCCCTTAGAGCGTTCCACTGCCTCGGCAAGCTTTTCGGAATGTGAGGCAGCGCCAGCGATCCAGGCTTGGCAAGAAACCGCCAAGGTGTGCCGTGTCGGGAGCTGCCTGCCTTTCTCCAGGCAATCAATACCCTGCAGCACTTCGTCGTGGATGCGCCGCGCCAGCTGAGGACGACCAAAGGATGCTGCTCGTGTTAGTTGAGCCCGCAGCTGTCCGAGTTCAGTGACACGCCGCACGAGAAACCAGTATGGCCGAGGTGTACCAGGAGTGGTGTTGAGCGCAGCAACGACAAACGGCCATGCCTTGTGAGCAGTCAATTGCGCGCTGCCAAATGCTTCAGCCAAATCGTGTGGACCCATCGCAAATAGCGCCACCATTACCCGGTCAGGGGGCACATGCAAGAAGCCCTGACCCAAACGTCCGTTTGCGTTTGCTATGTCACCACCGATCTGCTCATGAACCCTCATGAACGCAGTGCGCAGGGCCTGAACTTCGATGGGTAGTGCCGAAGCTGACTGGGTGACGGTAACCGCTAACGCTTGGCCAGAACCTGACAAGCGGGTGAACCGGGCTGGATGTGCTGTCTGCAATGTAGTCATCAAGAGGCGAATATCACTTTCTTGGGGCACAACTGCCACGCGGTCCAACGCTTCTAGCCAGTCTGGTTGATTCGGCGGAACTTCTGGCAGCACGAGGAACAGCTGCCGTAACAACACGCCCTTCTGCGCTGTTGTCGTAGCGGAGGTAAACCGGGCAATCAATTCATCTAAGAGCAGGGTGGGCTCAGTTGGTGGCTCCGGCAGATCAGGCATCGATTTCAGATACGCGTTAATTCGTTGTGATTGGCCTAGCAAGCGGAGGAAATGATGAACCATGCGAATTGCAACCAGCGCAACACCGCGGCTTACCCCCAGACCTCCGTGTAGAGCTGCAGCACGTTGGCTAATCAAAAGGGTGAATGGTTCGAGAGCTAGGCGTAGTGCCTGGCGATGCTCTTCCGGTTGGTCAATACCAGTAGTCAGGAACGCCGCCCGCGCCACCGGTGGTGCCGTCAAAATATGACGAACGTCAGCCAACACCTGGCCGGCTGTTTTGTATCGATTCCCATCAGCGAATGCAGCCCCATCGCCGTCGATCTGTATCAGGATGGAGGAAATAGCCTGCTCAGCGGCGACACCTGCCAGGCCTATCAAGCCGGCAAAGCCTGCCTCCGAGGATTTCGACGAGTGGCGAACCGGCGTAGCTGCTGCTGTCATCGCGAGCGATAGATTATCCATGCTCGCTTCGAGCAGGCGCACCGTGCTTCGTGTCAACAACTGAGGCATAGGATCGTCCTTGAAGGTCGTGTCATGGTCGACCTGCCGAGACCATAGCGCAAGACCGCAGTGGTACCTCTGCCTTGTGGATGCCTTACTACGATTCGCTCAGGCTTCCCGGACACGAGTCCCAAGAGGTTGGCAGGCTGCGGGCGCTTGAGCTCCATCACTCCTGCACGAGCATTTTGCGGCGTCCTAAGTTGTCTCTCTTATAAGCGGTTGTGCGTCACGTCAAGCCGGAAGAGTACATCTGGCGCGCTGTGGCCACTTGGCACCCTCGCGCCCTCACAGGTTGCCTGCTCTGCCTCAGTCACGCGCAATCGTCGCCCCGCCACGCCTGCGGTCTTCATGCATGGTTTTCGCTGCACCCCCGCAGGGTGGGCCTAGGCCGCGCTGCTGTTACCGATCCGTGCGATTCAAGGAGGCCTCTCTTCCCTGCAGATCCCTGCGCGCCTGGGGGGCTTGGCGGGGGCGATCGGCTGCGATCCGTTGCTAGGCCTCCCAGCGCATTTCGGCAAATGACCATCGGAACCGGGTAATCGGTAATCCGGAGCCTGAAGCAAGGCCTAAGCAATTGATGTCAATGGGAATTTCTGGATTACCTTTTGGGGTGATTTAAGGTAATTAGGCTCCCATAGAAAAGTTATGTGATTGAAATTTAAGGATATTTTTTGGGAGCTTGATTACCTCCGCGAAAGGTAATCCCATTACCTCTCAATTACCCTTTAATTACCTTTGAAATTGATTCGTAAGTCATTGATGCATATGGATATATGTGTAATTTTTAGAGGTTGGTTACCTAAATTACCTCTCCCCGTTGGTCATCTGAAAAATTGAGATTGGGGCGCGCTAGAGTGGGTTGCCACCAACTCGCTAACGCCGGATCCCCCGCAATGGCACTGACTCGCGATGCCCTGCAGACTCACCTCGATCCCGTCCACGTTGCCGGCGGGAAGCATTGGTGGCTGGTAGACCAGGCCGTAGCCATGCTCAAGCGCGGCCGCCGGTTGGCCAACAAGCAAGATAGCCAGCGGCACACCTTCTATATGGATGCCGTATGA